TCAAAAAGAGGCGCTACTGCGTTTACTCTAGCATGCTTATCATTTCCTTTGCTAGGTGTAAAGTTAATTACTGGAATGTCCATTTGCCGAAGCTCGTAAGTCAAAGGTAGTCCTGATGCTTTAGCCTCTATAATCACAGACTCTGGCTGCCAATACTTGTATTGCTGTAGAGCTAAACGTCTTAATTCTGGAAACTCGTATCTACCTTTAATAGCATCTAATAGTATGAGATTCGCTGGACTGTCTTCGTTTGGATAGAAGATACCCCATGTTGTAATAGCCGAATAATCTGCGGACTGTTTCTTTAAGAATGCTGTGTCGTAAGACTGTATGACGTGCTGTAGAGGTGGTATCTCGTCTTTGTTATAAACTCTCCACCATTCACGTTTTAAGATTGCACCTTCTTCTGATGTTGGAGCTTGCATCCACTGCGCGTTCCATTTACCAACGGGTAATGATGCTTTAACTTTCTCTAACTCTTCCGTGTTCCAGTATTCAGGCCACACTGGTCCGTGGTCCATGAGTGCAGGAAATTCAACCACGTGCCATTGATCAGACTTCGGTTCTTTTTGATTCGCTATAAGTTTAGCTGTTAGATCTTTTGTGGACCATCTAGTCATTACCAAGACGATCTTGCCGCCTGGTTGTAAACGTTGACGAGGACCTGATGTATACCATTCGTACGCTCCGTCTAACGCTGTAGGTGACAATGCATCTTGTTCCGAGTGTGGATCGTCAATAATCAATAAGTCCGCACCACGGCCCGTGATGGCTCCGCCAACACCAGCAGCAAAGTATTCGCCGCCTTGAGAAGTTTCCCAACGTCCTGCAGCTTTCGAATCTTCTTGTAAAGTTGTTTTAAAAATTTTTTGATAATCTTCCGAGTCGATTAGGTTCTTTGCTTTTCTACCAAACCTCACGGCTAGTTCTGCATTGTGGGTTGTTTGAATTATCTTTAACTTCGG